CCTCCAATACAGTCATCGCCTGCTTTAACGCAGATAAACCATCTTCAATTAATTTCCGATTCTTGCCGGAAAGCACTCTACCCTCTTTTTCCTGAACTTCTAATTCTTTTTCTTCTATTACCCCTTTTTCTTTAGGGGTTTTATCCACTACTTCTTCTTCTGATTCTTCATCAGTACCTACCCATTTTTCAATAGCCTTAACTTCATTATCAGTAACCGACTTCAGGGAGTTCTGCATAGCCAACGCGTTAGGATTAGCCCCTACTGCTACGAAAGATATTTCTAATAATTCATTACGCCCTTTATCTCCGTCTTTCTCTGGTCCATGTGGTAAGAATCCTACTGACACCGCAGGAGCCCACCCCTCCTCATTCATACGCTTAACATCTCTTGCTAACTGTGTAATTTCGTGGAATTCAGGCTCAAATGTAAATTCCTTTTCACTAACCCTTAGATTCTTAGCGCGTCCTACGATATTGGACACTTTGTAATCGTGGTCCACCAATAGAACAGGATTTTTTCTGTAATTCCTTAAATCCCAAGCATCCAATGGTACAACTTCCCCATAACGATCAAGCGTTTCATCAGAAGCGATAATCGTTATTTTATTCTTGGTTGCTTCTGCAACCTTAAATTGTAAATATTGCTTTTCCATATTAACTATTTAATGACAGGGACAACTGTGCATCGGCAGTTAGGGTGTAATGGCGGATACTCCACACCGCTTGCAAATGATGATCCCAAATTAATGACTTTCCCATCTAAATCAGAACATTCAGGATCTAGTCTGTCGTCTGGTGTAGCCAACCATTGGACTTCATCAACTAAACCTGATTGTGTAAATGCTTCGATAGAAGCAAAGTTAGATGCTTTAATTACTTCTGTTCTCGCTATTCTTTCAGCGCGATAATTAGCCATATCGTCGAACATTGATTTTACCCTCTCTCTTAATTGAGGAATACTTTCTCCATTATCAACTCCCTCGGCTAATGTATTGCGTAACATCTCGTTTGTAGTTTCATTGATTTGAAAGCTAAATTTTAATGGCACTGTTTTCAAGTAGTCCTTAACACTTTCAGTGGCCATTGAAAATTTACTATTAACCAATTCTGCGGCTCTCTCCCCTCCGTCTTTTACAGTGGTTTTTACTAAGGGTTGATAGACCTGTACCATTACCTGTGCTTCTTCATCTTCATTTAATAAGTAATCATCAATATTAATTGCCTTAATCTTTTTCCCACCAAACTTTTTTAGTAATTTCGTTAATTGATTTTCAAACAATAATTTTGTAGCTGTAATAAATATCTTTTCGTGGTTAACCGTTCCTTTTAGATAGATATTTACATAATCATCAAATTGTTTTTGAGCTTTAACTTTCTTTTTCTTAGCAGCGATAATTTCTTTAATTTGTGAATAGGCAATTTTCTTTATTTCATTTTTGATTTGTTCATTAGCCTTAGCCCTACTCTGTCTTGTTGATTTAGCCTTAGCCCATGATAACCTTGCTCGATAATAGCCACCGGCACTACAATTTATGATTTTCGTTATATCAAACCTAGAATACCCCTTAGTTTTACCAGTAGCCTTAAAAGATAGTTTTTCCTGACTAGGTTGCCCAGCTTCTTCAAGTCTAACTAGGTTATTAGGAATTAATATATCATTTCCTACTTCTCCGACATCAGGTAAGTTTTCTTCTGAACGAATTTCATTAATAGTCATCCACCCCTTCGTCAAGGCACTGTCATATTTTTTAATCTTAGAATCTACATCTTGAGGTACTGGATCATTGAAGGCAAAAAACATTTGTTCAGTACCAGAAAACATTGGTAAATAAAATTCATTTAATTGTGCAACTATTCTGGCAATTTTAGGTCTGATAGTCCACTTAGCAAAAACATACTCACCAACTTTCGCGTTCGCCAAATTTACATCCTCTGTTATAGCTATGATGGATTTGTGAACACGAAAGATAGAAAGGATTTTATCTCGGCTGAATCTCGACTGCTCTAAAAACTCCATATCTCGTTGCGTAATAGCAAACGGAGCTACCTTTAACCCACTTTCGAGGATCATAGTTTTATGAGCATTTTTTCTTCCTTTATAAAGGCGACCTACATCTGACCTTAACCCAGCTTTTTGTTTATCAGTTAATTTTTGGTCTGTGCTTAGAACAACATCTGGCCTACCTGAATTATAGAAAAATGAGGTGTTGTAATCCTCTGCGTAAGAGTCTAAATCAAATGCTCTTGCCGCGGCAGAAAGTGTGCCTTTCCCTCTAAATTGATTATTAGGATCAGGATATTTTAGAAAGACCATTTCACTAACCCCAATATCAATAGTTGTGGAAGCATCTACTCGATACTTATAACCAGAAATAGGCTCACTACTTGATTTATCATTATTAGGAATAATAGATAGACTATCAGGCCTTAAAAGCATAATGGTTTGCGGATCCCCATTACCATTAACCCCTCTATCTAAATACCAAGGAGCTTCACCTGCTAAATCAAGGTATTGTTGCGTTAGCCACATATGGTCATATTTCGTAGTGAAATTGTTAACTTTATCTAAAAGTTCAACACTAGGGTGGCTCTCGATGCGTTCTATGTCGCCGTCTTTGTTAAGTTTGTAAAGTCCTATTTCAATAGGTGCGATCGCATCTGCTATTGCCGATACGCAGGCATACACCCAACCTGTTGCGGATTTTAGATAATCACTAGCCTTTATTGAGGGTGGAATACCCCCATATGCTAGACCAGAGCCTTGAAATCCAACTGGCTCATCAGTTTCCACATACCTATCCGCTAAACCCTTATTGTGTTCTTGAGTAAGTTTACTCAATTCACCCTCTTGGAATTTATTTATATCTTGTGAATACACGGTTTTTCCCTTTAATTAAAAAGCGTCACCAAAAATAATGGCGACACTCATAGTCCGCTAAAATGACAGGTTTACTAGACCTGCAAATGATATTTATATTGATATAAACATTATACCATCTTCGTCGTCATCGTCAAAGCCTGTATTATCAGGGCTTTTATCAATTATCCCCAACTTATCCACAGTTAGTTCTATTTTACCTTGTAAGGAATTTATCATTATTGTTGTTCCACAACTAAAACACCGCATTGTCAAAAATGTTCCAGTTCTTAAATAGGCATTTTTTAAGAGTAATTTCTGGCAAGATTTTACAGGGCATGATATTACTATTCCTTTCATTAATCCTCCTCATCTGTTGAAATCACAGTAATTCTAGGCTCTTGTTTCGTAAATCCTACGCTATATGCAATGGCTACCGCATCGGCTCTATCAGGTGATTTTAACCCTCTTTTCTTCATATCATCTTTAGATTCAATAGCGATTCTACCTTTTCTCGTTATTGTATAGCGCATGGTACATAATTGGTTTATCAATTCCTTATCATCAGGAATACTTATTTCTTTATCCCTAAAGGCTTCTCGTAAGTTCCAATAAATCTCGGCCTTTAGATTTTCAAAGCGATGATCCTCAATAGCACTACTCCCAAAGTTAAAAGGCTCAACATCAACGCCTATATCGAATAAGCCATCGGTAACTCCTCCCCCAACCCCTGTATCATCAACGCCTATGAAGTCAAAACTATGCCTTAAATTTTCGGTTTTTATTTTACCGATAGTCCAATTCGTATCTCTTTTACTAGCCACTTCTAAGGGTTGCAATACAGCGCCATGAAATTGAGCGAGAACAGTCATATCCCCTCCGAAGCGTGCTATATCGGCTCCAAGCTTTTTAAGCCCGTCTGATGGCAAATCTAGCCCCACACAGGATTCTACCCACGACAACGGAATCAAAGTATCCTCACCCTCATCAGGAAATTCACCTAATACCTTGGCTTTCCATAATGGGCTATCCTCACCCCATTCTAATCTTCGTTCCTCGATCCACTCCTTCGTAACCGCACCACTAACCTTAACCTCACCTGTTTTTACATTAGGGTGGTCAAAACTAGAAATGGTAACCTTTTTCCATAGAGGAGATTTACAGGCTTCATAAAATCTACCACTTGGGCTAGTAGGGTTACCCATAGCTAAAATCTTATTATTATCAGCTACGATTAGACCCTCACTACTGATCCAAATTTCAGGTTCAACTCCGGGAGCTTCATCAAGCAACACAAGCATATTTTCACTATGGAATCCCTGAAATTTAGGAGTACCAAACTCTCTTTCACTAGCTTTCCCTCGAGTACTAAAACCTACCGCAAAATGGTCATCATTAATTTTAATTTCCGTAGTTAAAAGACGACCACCGAAATTGATCTTGGCAGTTCGATAAGCGTTCTTAATTTCACTCCAAAGAAGTAATTCAACCTGTGGCCAAGTTGGTGCGGTGGTAATTACCTTAGCCGGTGGAAAACAAAATAAAAACCACAGGGCTATCCTAGCCTCTAGCCATGTTTTTCCAACTCCATGACCAGCAGGCACTACCACCCTGCGATTATTAACTAAGGCATTAACGACTTCTTCTAATTTGTCCCAAGTATATACATCAGGCCATGCTGCTTTGAAAAAATCAATCGGATTCTTCTGAAATCTCAGTAATAATTGTGCTTGACTTCCTAGATTCTTCATATTCCTTTATTTCTTTAGCTTGTTGAGCCGCCCACTCCGCAAACGAAGCGACGACCAATCCCCCCTCTAACTTCAATCGTTCCTCTGGTTTTCCTAATGTATGAGCCTTAATTGTCTCTCTAGCTAAGTGTCCGACCATGCTTTTCGTATTTTGAGCCGCGATTATATCTAATCTCACTACATCAGTTAAGTGTCCGAACATCATATCTAAGGCTTGTTCTACCTCTTCCTGTTTATGGTTAGTAACATAATCCCTGTAATACTCATACAAAGGACCTGTTTTCATAAATAACTGCCTAACATAACTCTCGTTCTTTTTAAGCCTTTCCGCGATAGATTTATATGTTAAACCCCTCACTCTAAGGGCAAATGCTTCAAAATACCACGCAGGTAAGGGTTTTGTTAGATTTTGTTTGTTATTCTCCATTATTTTTTTTCGCTAAAATTAATCCATACTCATTGTTTTCTTCCTTTATTTCTATATCCTTTTTTCGGATCAATTTATTATCCTTAAATGGGGTGTAATCGACATAATGATGCCACCGCCTAAACTTATAAACCAACCTACTTACATCAGGGTGTAATCTCACTAACATTTCACTCTTTGGGTAAGTCCCTTCCTTTTCATAAAATTCCTTAGTATTTCCACCTTTGACTGACTGTGTCCACGCCTTATCCTGTAAGAAAGCATTGAATTGAACAGTACACCACCCATCTTTGAGCATTCTTAGGCTTAAATCAGTATCTTCGTTATACCTACCTCTCCACCGATAAGGAGTATCATTTTTAATTAAATTACAGCTATAAATCCGAGTGTTCATTATAAATGGTCTGCGCTTCTGTCGAGCAGGTACGAACATATGATAATTCGGACCAGACATAGCAATATTTTCGTACCTATCCGTAAAATCCTCCATTACCCTAAAACATACTCCGCTATTCACGCGGATTTTTGTATTATGGTTAAATCTTTGGAAGTTATAAATATTATCGTCCATTACCCAATGCCGAGCGAATCCGTTTTCAATGCTGTGATCCCAAGCAAAATTTCGAGCAGGTCCGGGTCCAGTGGACTTGGTCAAACCTAAATCATCACAGACTTCGTATTCTTCCTTATATCGTTGCGGTAAGATTAAAACTTTCGCTGGGTTTATAACGCTACAATAATTATCATATTCCTGTTCCTCGACTACGATATAATAAGGCACATTCATACGTTCTAAGGCATCACTGGTTAATCTTTTTTCCCAGCGACCCTTTGAAACAATATATAATGGGTATTTAGGATTGTTGCTGTTCTTCATAACTTAAATCTGATAAATTTCGCCTTTTCACTTCAGGAAACCACAGACTCTTAGTTTTTTCAGTAATATTTTGTTCTAATAAAACCGCAAAGGTCTGTACATCTTTTTCATTTTGAAAAGATATTAAAATCTGTCTGTGTGGAGTTAAATCGGTATGTTCAAATTCAGGTAATCCTTTCCACTCGGTAAACGGATCTTCAATCGTCTGTAAATTATCCTTAGTTATCATTAGTTGAGCTTCTGTAAATCCTACTTCCTTAAGTAATTCAATATCAAAATCATTGGCGAGCATATCATAGTCCCAAACTCCGTCATTTCTGTTGCTTTCTAACGCAATTTTTTCTCGTTCTTCATCAGTTAATTTCCTATCAGGAATCAATACTGATACTTCCTCTACCCCTAAATCAACAAGAGCCTGTTTGCGTTGGTTCCCACTTAATACAGTATTATCAATATCTATCTTAATAACATCATGGAATCCCCTCTTAATAATCCTATCCTTTAGGCGTTCAAAGGCTTCTTTGGTAATAGTTCGAGGATTTTTATCCCATAATTTTAGGTCAGCGACCTTGCGTTTATCTACCGACCAATTTATATTTAAGTCTGCCATATATTAATTATTAATTTTTAATACCTCAATTAAATCCCTCAATTCCGATGCACTTTTTTCTATGTTGTATTCGTCAATTACTTCTTTATACCTCTTTTCGGCTTCAGCAATTCTGCTTTCTTCTGTCAGCAATACTTTTAACTCATCTTTATTATGAGCCACAGGTAAGCCTAATTTCCACGCAGTTATTGTTTTATTATTACTCTTATATTTCCACCTTCCAGTAGTAGCGCGAGGATTCACCACAACATCACATTTTAATAAATCACTAAATACCGTCTCCTTCGTCCATGGCAAATTAATTACTCTTATTTTATCCTTAAACCCTGCTGGTAATTCATAGGGTTTTGATTTATTAGCGACCACAATTAATTCCTCCATTCTTAAATCAATTAACGCACTTATTGCGGCGTCAAGCATTGGAAAGTTTTCACTATATCCGAACCAACCGATTTTCTTAGTTAGGCCATTTCCCTTATGGTCTTTCTTAAGATCCGTTTCATTAAGATTAATCCGATCAGGAATACACCAGACCTCTTTATCAGGGCAAAGTTTTTTAATATATAGGGCTAATTCTATCGTTGAGGTGGTAACAGCGTGGCACTCCTCAATCATTTCCCTGAACTTATAACTCCAATGCAAGAAATCAGGATCGCATAGGTCTAAAATTTTAATTCCCTTAAATTCTTTTGCGTGGTCAACCCAATAGGCCTTCTGATAGACCATAACATCATAACGACCACCAAATTTATATAACTCCCCTTCTGGTAAATAAGGTAATAAATTATATACCCTGATATTACTAGAGCCGATATTATTGCGTTTGTGAAATTGCTCAAATGTAAGAAATCCTATTTTCATACCTTATTCCTAACGATAAAGCCAAAATATCTTGGGCTTGATAATGATAATTCAGTTAAATTAAAATCCTTAAATAATTCCTTAAAACTATCAGGCGTAAATTCTATATTGTGATAACTATCCTTTTTATCAGGGTGCTTTCCATGCCAATCAGTTATAATCACTCCGTAATTTTTAATCTTTTTCATTATCTCGACCATGGCCTGCGGATCATCTAAGTGTTCGATAGTATTCATAGAATATAGATAATCAAATTTTATATCTCTATCCTTAAATTTTTCTGCCTTTTCTATAAAATACTCCGCAGATACATTGTGTTCTAAGGCTAAATCAATCCCTGTTTTTGACGGATCGACACCAAAGCATTTATACCCCCACTCATCAAGGAAAGATAAGGACAGACCATCTCCACAGCCTATATCCACCACAGAGCCTAGCTCTGTATTTTCCTTAAAGGGGATTAGTGATTCATTTACTAAATCGTAATATTCAGGAGTATTGTAATACCACTGCCAATGAATATCCCCCATTTTATATTTATCGTATTCCCTCATAGCATTTTTTTAATAATTATTGTAAATAGTATTACTGACATTATTGTGTCAATTCCTAACCAGATACTAGGAATATAATTAGCTGTGGTCAAAATTCCAACTGTTATATATTGAGTTAATAATAGACTGTAATTACTTATATAGCGGTCAAGCGTATCATACCTATTATCCATGCTTCTTTTTATAATCCTCTATCACATAGGTTACAAAGTTATACCATTCTGTTTGATACCTATCCCAATTAAATAATTCTTTAGCAGTCTCCTTTCCCTTTTGACCTATCGCCACGGCCTTTTGCGGATTCATTATTAAACTCTCAATTAGTTTAACCACAGCTTCAGGGTTTCTCTTAACGATAAAGCCATTTTCCCCATTTTTGATAAACCTATCTGCGTCTTGATGTGGTGTGGTAATTACACAAGCACCAGAGAGCATGGCTTCTGTTCGACTTCTAGGCATTGGTGATTCACGCGTAGGGTTAAAGTAAATTAATGAACGACCTAAGAAATTCCGATAATCATCAAAATCTTTAGCTTCCCAATCAACAGTTATATGGCAATGGTAAATATCTCGTTCTTCTAATCCGTCCTTAACATAATCTAAAAATGTTCTATCATAGTAAGCTGGAAAACCGCCAGGGGAAATCATAGTCACTACTCTCGGCTCTTTTGGTAAATCCCACCACTCATCAGGATCCATACCATGAATTAAAGTCCTTGCGTTTTTTCTGTTCGTCCACCCCCATTGTTCTAAGGCTCGATAGGAATTAACAAGGATATAATTATCTCCTATTAATTCATTAGCCTTATCTATCATATCTTGTTCATTGGCAAATTTTTCAGGGTAATAGGGAGTTCCGTGCATTATCACAATTTTAGGTATATCAGTTATCACTTCATTTAATAACCTATACATACTTCCTTTACCTCTATCTAAAATAGATTCTTCCAAGCACCCTTGATCCAAATGTAAGATTGCTACATCATATTTTCCGGGTTCATAATCAATTACCCAGTTAAAATATTTTTCGATATTCCCTCGCGGTCCATGATTATACTGCCTTAAAAAATTCTTTAACCAAGTCCACTCTGCCCATGGAAATTTTAATTGTTCGTACTGATGACCAATATGCCATGGGTGGTCAAAAATCCTTATTTTATTCATACTGTTGCCTCGACTAACCAACCCTGTTGGTCATTAGTTGATGATTTAATTTTAATATCCTTAAATGCGTGAAGTTCTAATAAATACTTAATCCCTTGATCCGTAAATCTCCATAAATCATGATCGCTATGAATAGGGTATAAAAAGGGGACTGATAGATATAGTTTCCCACCTTTAGTTAATGACCTATAGATATTAGAAAGAGTATTTTCTACTGATTTGGTATGTTCTAATACTTCAAGGCAAAAGGCTACATCAAAAATTTTATTATTAATTACCAAATCGTACCCTAGTTCTAAATTGCATATATCAGCAACTAAATCTGCTCCGACATGGGGTAAAATATCTATCCCAAAATAACTTTTAGCACCTGATAAATAATTTTTAATTGGTTTAGTGCCACACCCCCAATCAATAACATCTTTATTCGTTAAATCGACATCCTTTAACCACTCCCTTATTCCTTCTCTATGAGCCATTTTAATCTCCTTTCTTTTGTTCAATATTAATTCTAATAAAAAAACTCATCAACCAAAACCATAGTGAATTAGGTATAAACTTAGGCTTAGGTTTAATAACCTGACGGAAAAATAAATTGGCTACATTTTCGGTATTTTTCTTAAATACCTTTCGGATTTTTTTTGCTTCTTTATGGCTCATTTGCGTGGTGTTAATTCAAACTTTATTAGGTGATCCCCTTCGTGCGTTTCCGTTATCTCGATTCTATTCCAGGGCTTAAATCCGTAGTTCGCATAGCGTGGGTGGCTGGGTTGGTCAGGAAATGCTAGGTTTGTTCCTGTAAAATAATCGAAAGTTCCCTTTACGAAATGGCGAACATGAGTCGGATCCTTAAAATCACTATTACTTCCTGCAATTGGCACTAATCCATAGAACTTACCTTTAGGCGAAAGAACTCTCCAAAACTCATTCATTACGAATTTTAAGTCCGCAATATGTTCTAATACATTCATTGCCCTAATTTCAATCGCACTATTGTCATCAAAGGGTAAGGCCTCTTTTTCTATATCCATGACAATATCAACCTTTTTCTTATTTTTTCCATCAATAATTTGGACTATATCAATACCGATAAAGCCATCAGGTTTATTGCGACCACAACCTATATCTATTTTAATCCCATTTTCCATAAAATCATTTTTGATTTAATAATATCTTGCCTACGCTTATCAGTTTTTTTACTTCCCACCATTTGCTTGGCACAAGCCAATTCAGTATAAACTGGTTCAAATCCTTGCCATTGAAATCTTGCTCTTAATTCTTGACTCATACCACCATATTGTTCGATTCTTTCCGACATCATTCCGGCTCTAATAAAGTAATCTCGTCTTATAAAACTAAAGTTTTCTACGAAAGATTGTTTTTTTGATCCCTTTTCACCGAATAGCCAAACTTTTTTCTTTTCGTGTTTACTCATTTCAACCATGAATTGGGAAATAGCATCATCAAATGGGAGTAAACGAGCATCATTGAACATTAGGAAAGCCCCCTGTGCTTCTATAACTCCTCTATTTCTAGCTTCGGCTAAACCATAACCCTGATTTTCTGTCTTTACATATTTAATATTCAATTCAGGAATCTCCTCTCGTAAACTAGCTATCAAATTGTAAGTTCCGTCTGTGGAGTTATCATCACAAAATACTAATTCAAAATTAGGGTAAGTCCATTTTTTTGCGGAGTGTATAATATTCGCAACCTCATGACCATTGTTATAACAAGGGATTATTACAGATACTAATGGACTATCTCGGTGTAGGGTGTTATAAAAAACCTTTTGAAATTCCCAAGCCATGCGTTCTTCTGTGTGGAATTTAATAGTATTCCACGCGTTTTCTCTCATAGTCTGCCTTAGCTGTTTATCTCCAATAGCTTTCTGTAATTGACTTTTCAAACTTTCATAATTATCATATTCAACGATTAACCCATTTTTTTCATTTTCGATTATATCCATAGCCACACCGCTTGGGGTGGTAACGACAGGCACTCCACAGGCCATAGCTTCCTGAAGTGGCATCGTCCCCTCCTCATGGTTAGGACCAGAATTACCTACATAGATAGTTATATCCCTATAAAACTCATACCTCATATCATCAGGGGCATTATGGTAAGCGAAATCAATATTAGCCTTGTGTTCATCAGGAATTTCCGCCCAATAATTAGGTTTATCAATTTTACCCATCATTAAAAGTGGCACATTCAATTCAAAACAAGCCCTTGCTACCTCTTTTAATCCTTTCCATGGCACGACACGACCGCAATATCCAATCGTCATTTCCTTTGGTTCAACATCACTATACTTAAAATAATTCAAATCAAAACCATAAGGAATAATTGTGATATTTTCATACCCAGCTTCGGCTAGTTTTATAGCGGAATAATTAGTATGCACAACATGGTGGTCAATATCTTTCCAATCATATGCGGTCAAATCTTTTTGATTATGATGAGTAAGAACTAATTTTTTTTCTCTTAATTCAGGCAACGCTTCTAGTAACTGCCTTGCGGTATTCCAGTATTGCAGATCCACTATATCAGCCCAAACCAAATGTTCTTTAACCATATTAATTTTCTCTTCCGTTACCTCTTTTGGGTGAACATAGAGAGTTCTAAAACTAAACTGCGGATTATGCCTAACTGTTATATCAGCGAGATGACCGATCGCCCAATTAGGAATATCTGCTATCTGTAAAATTTTCATACTACACGACCCCCAAGCATCAACATAAATACAAGGATGCTCATTAAATATAGACTTATTAAAATTATTACTAAGTAATGCATATTAATTATTTAATTATTTTTCAGCTTCTACTACTAATTTATAGATATTAGGGATCTGTTCAATATACGCAAACCCTACCTTTTCAAGTTCTTTCGCTAGGTAATCAAAGGTGAAAACATTTCTATGTAAATCCCATTCACTCTTTTGAGCACCGGTAAAGGCATAATGCCATCGTTCAGGGTGGATTAAGGCCTTTCCGCTACATTTGAAACAATTTGGATCAGCCTTGTAATCATCAAAACTTTGTGCCTTTCTTGGTACACAGGTACATCTTAAATCAACCATTCTACACATAGCTTCAATATCAGGGACTTGGATTCGGATTTTTCCACCGTCTTTTAGAATCCGATAGCACTCGGATAGAATAATTGGCAGTTTGCGAAATTCTATGTGTTCTAAGAACTCATGGGTTAGTATTTCCTCAACACTTTCTGTATCTATCGGCCACGGAGCAATAGTTAGGTCATGGACTATATCAACATTAGGTAATTGCTGTGCATCGATATTTGTATATCCAGCGATTCTTTTATTATGTGAGCCTAAATTAATTTTCATTTATAGTTTCCTCGTTTTTACCAATTATTCTTATTTCTTTACCAAATCGACCTATATATTTAACTGCAATACCTAGTAAAAAATATTCTTCTTCCTGATAATCTGCGGCGAACGCATCTTGGTGGAAAATAACAGTATCAATAGTTGGATCTTCTACCTGTTCAACTAATTTCGGGCATTTACTTTTTAATAATTCTATATGTTCATTTTTCATAAAAAATTAGGGCTGACCGATTTTACAATCAGCCCATTCTTTCTAATCCCTTCGGATTTTCTTATTCTTCCTTAGCACCGCTTTCAGTAGGGAAAACTCCGAGCCGAGCTTATCGCCCTCAACGACAATGCCGTTAACATCCTTTGGATAGCACTTGCCACCAAAACCCCGTTCATCGACAAAAACCGCTGTGTGCATTTTCTCCACTCGGTTATCGAGCGCCCAACCTTCGCGGACCATGTGCCAACGCAGACCTTTAGCCTTGCAAAATTCGTACCATTCTTGGGCAAAGATGACCTTCATCGCTCCCCATGAATTTTCCATGTACTTAATTGCTTCGGCTTCGGCGGCTTTCATCTGCAGATAGGTTTTTTCAGGACCAAGTCTGCGGACGAATATATCAAGCACCTGCTCGACTGTTGAATCTTCGCCACCACAAATCATAAATTCATGGGTGCGAGGATCATCAGGCGACATGTACTTCCATGGAGTAATCTGGTATTTACCTTCGCCGATATATTCAGGACTAAAGGCAATTTTTTTACCAGTCTCCTTGACGAGCCGATCCGTAGTTCCGGGTGGCACTGTTGACTTGATGACGATTAAATCGCTTTGAAGCCATTTAACGGAATCCTCAACGATTGAAGTATCAACCTCCAAAAATTCCTCATCAGTTTCCTTCATCGGTGTTGGCACACAAATTATCGCCAGTCTAGCCTGTTGATTGATGCCATCTTTCGTTGCGATCGTGGCATTATAATCAGCGATAGCCTTTCTGCCGAGTTCTGTAACCTGCCTTTTATCTTCGTCCCAAAACAGTGGATCATAAACCCACGCGTCAGGAAAGATTTTGTGCATAGCTTTGCCTACATAGCCGAATCCGATAATTGCTATTTGGTTTTTCATAACTCCTCCTTTCTTTATTTAGTTGCTTCTACGATATATCCGACAACATTGTGGTCCACATCACCTCTAACCCTCATACCCTCGACTATGTAAAACTCTGTGAGCTTGTTAGTTTTCGGTTTAATGGGTGTAATATTGATATTCTTAAACCCACAAGACGATAGGATTTTTC